ATAGGATTTCCTGCTGCTATACTCTTCGGTACCCATTCTCTCAATGGTGATGTTTTAAACAAGTAAGCCTTTGCAATACATCTAATGCTACCATCTTCTAACTGTTCTGTAATAGCACCTACATAAATGCACTGTGGCTCTCTAAATTCAAAACCTACCTTAGATGGGTCTGGGTGTCCAAAGAATCCCTGCACTCCAGGAATCAGCTGACAAATTTCATTGACAACATTGTTGCCATATCGCCTACGATTACCAGAAATGCCTGCACGAATTACCTCAACATTTACAAACTTTGGATCTGGATCATCAGCGGTAATCGTGTCAATGTCGATTCTATGATCGACTGGAACGTTTACCATAGCAGTCTCTGAAACCATTTCACAAACCCGACTATTTGCTACCATAAGGTCTATTAACTGTTCTTTGGTATATTCCTTAGATTTGATTGCCATTGATTCACCACCTTTTGACCTATTATTTACATCTCAAATCGTAGAAGATTGTTATAAAACAGTAATATATCTTATTTGAAATTAAAAATATTATCAAGTAGTTTGTTCCATCCATCTATCTGATCAACACTCCATGGTAATATCATCATTCCCTTAATAGCTTCTGATGCTCTATTTAGTAAATCAATATCATTATCAGCCATAGCACCTGCAACCAATTGTTTCCAAAATTTCATCTGCTCATTATATTCGGCTGACATATGACCCCTTGAATTGTCTCTTGCAATATCAAAATTATTTGCCGTATTTGTAATATACTGACTTCTAGCATCACCAAGTGATGATCTTACCTTTTCACTTCTGTCACCAGATAAGAAATCTTCCATAGATTCATCTGACATATACTCAGCATAATTTATACCAAGTCTGTTATTTATTCTCTGATACATCATATCTCTGTTATATATTGTATTAAGCATATTTGCTCTAAATAACAGATTTGTATTTAATGGTTTATCCCATCCATCCATAAATGGAAGCCATACACATCTACATCTAGGGTGTGCAGGTAATGATTCAGTATCATCGTCAATATCATAGATAGATCCAATTCTCTCTCTACAATAATCACATGTAACAGCAGAATATTTAAATCCATGCCAATATTTATACACAATTCTCCCAGACAATTCTTGATACTCAATAAGTCTATTTATAGATCCGATATTATATGCTCTACTTAATTCGGTCTGTGCAATTTCCTCTGCCTTATCCCTATTTACTTCCAATATTTTCTCTATAGCAGCACGTACATTTGCTTTATTCGCTTTTCCTTTTAAAAAGATGTCACCGATTTCAGCACGAATCCTCTCTATCTTTTGATAGTCATGACCTTTTAATAGTTCAAATGCATGCTCTTCAATATACTTAATTGTATCCTCATCATATTCTTGATTACCTTTCTGCTCTGTCAATCCTTGTGTAAATTTTCTTGTCAACTCATTTCCAATATCTATGAGTTCTCCCATATTGTCATATGCCATCTTATAGTAATTTCCAAATTTACTATATAATTCATGCTGACATTGACCAAAGTATACATCAAACATTGTCTGTATCGATGTCATCATAGTATTCATATCTAATACTTTATAAATATCTGTTTTTACACAATTTAATACTCTTTCTACATGAGCATCTGTTAATCTTCTTAAATTAAATTTTATATCTTCCTCATATTGTAGATTCTTTATATCAAATCTCTCTGCTTGTTCAATGATATAATCAATGATATTAAGTTTTTGTTGTGCCATAATTTATCATCCTTTCAATAAAGTGTAGCAAGACCAGAACTTTGTAGTTAAGAAAGAAAACACTATACAAACTTTGAAGTTTTTCGAAAAGAAAAACATTATATCACAATAAATAAAAGATAAGGACAAGATGTTATCAATCTTGTCCCGATCTATTTTCTTATAGTTAGTCTCTTTTCTCTTCTGAATTAATAATTCTTGTAGTATCTACCCTTCTTGCATCATTTCTTCTTCTTCTATCTCTAGTGCCATCATCACCATCTTCTGGGTTAGTAATATTTGCAGCATTATTCTCTCTACTTGTAAATCTGCCACCAAGAGCACCTGCAAAATCACTATTGGCTGTTAACTGTGCAAACATTTCTGATTCTTCAATGATCTGCTGTTTCTCAACATCCCAATTATGCCCCATATTCATACTGGCTGTTCTTCGTGAACATAAGTTCGCACCAACTTTAAGTACATATGTTTCTGCCTTTGTCTTCTCTGACATTGTATCTATTTCTGGGAATATCAGCTGACCATCATCTATTGTAGCAATATCGCCACCTGCACATGCTATTACAACCTTATGAATATCAGTAAATGCTTCAGCAAATGCATCCTGCCTGTCTTGTGCAAGATGTGTTACAGAAAATGTATTTTCATCACTATTCACCTCTGACTGGTTAAATAACATATATTCTGGGAATGAAAGTCCTGCACATATTAATCCACGAAGTATCTTATCATCAGCTGATGGCTCAACAATATTTCTTGATGGATCTAATACCTGCCATTCTTCCTGCTTGTTATGTACTGGGTTACTACCAATGGCGAAACCTGCAAGGTCATTAATTCTATCTTCAATAATCTGTGGATCATCTGTATCAATAGTAATATCAAATATCGGAGACCCATATAACTGATGAATTGTAAGTCTATCACCAACAAAGTCCATATAATCCTGTACTAAGTCTGATGATTGGTAGAAATCTGATGTACCATAAACTTCTCCAGTTGAGTTATTAAATTTGATATGGCACATTATTCCCTTACCCTGTACTTTGGCTGCACCCTTAAGTCCAAGTGATCTTCTTACTTTCTGAATAATTCCATTGTTTACACCATTTGAGAACTCAATTTCATTTAAATAATTCTCAATTGGCATCATATCAAACTGTTCTTCATTACCAGATTCTTCATTCTTGTATGTGATAATATATCTATTTACCTTATTAACATCTCCTGGGTCAAAATCTATATCTACCTGTCTTGATTCATAGAATGATACAAGTACATCACCAGAATCTTGTGGATATAATCCTATAAATACTTCACCATACAACTGACCATCAGTTCCAAGAGAATTTAATTTACCTCTTAATCTGTTAATTCTCCAGAATCTATCGATGATTTGCTTTGTATTATCATCGTATACCCATTTAAGACCTCTACCAAATACAAGTGCATTAAACTGGTTAACACGATTCTGCATTAATGGATTTGCTTTCCATAATGCCCACATATTATCATGATGTGTTTTACGTGATACATCATATCTGTATACTACCTGTGCTGTTGTGTTAAAATGACCAGATGTTTTACCAGATTGACCTGCAATCATTTCTGATACTGCTGTCTTTATTAATTCGTGGTCATATTTCATTTTACCGTCAGCACCCATAGTACCAACAATATGTTTGCCACCAAATAATATTTCAACAGAATCTGGTTTCTTGTCTGGCATTTGTGACATATTATTCATTAATTATTACCTCCTTTTATTTCTATGTCTGCTTGTCCTATTTCTAGGTGCAGAATTTGATGCAAATTTACCATTACTTAATGTCTGTGGTACATATATACCAGATTTAGTTCTAGTAAATTGTTGTCTTGGATTACTAATACATGGAGCAGATCCACCTGCAGGTAAGTATTCTGCACCGCCACTAGCAATGTCTGCATAAATCTTTGCATGCAAGAAATGGTCTGGACCAGTATTTACATAAATAATAAATGCATTACCAGATTTGGTTTCAGCCTTTTCTGCAGCAATATTAGTAAAATGTTCGATAGCCATATCTACCTTCTCATTTTGTAAATCATAGCCAGGAAGTGTTAGATTGGTATCAGATACCTCATCTATTACCTTGTCTATTGCTTCAGATCTTCCAACTGTAACAATCATCTTTTTATCATCCCACTGTATATCTGTTTTTGCAGGTGGTGTTGCATAATAGCATGCATACACCTGATTTGTTACACCAAGTTCTTTTAATTCATCCCTAAGTGAATAATATCTAGTTATATCTGGACCCGCATCGCATACTACCTTCTTAACATATTTCTTATATTTACTAATATGTCTTGCTAATGCTTTAGGGTGTTCTCTAGGATCTGATTGGTCGGCAATATATAAGTCAATTAATCTATGGTGTTTATTATGAATCCATAGGTATGATTGAGCACCCCAGTCAATACCGCAATAAATTCTTTCATTATCACCAAGTTGCCCTAACTTGAACTCATTCTTACCGCATTCTTCCATCATGGCTATTGTGATTGGTATATCGTCACCGCCATATGATTCACCAAGTACCTCGTTATAGAAACGTCTACGAGAATATGCAGTACTATTTTTCTTCTTCATAATCTCTTCAGCTGTCAACCAACATACCATCAGCTGATTAATATGATATCCTCTAAATTCTGGTTTCCTTTGTGGATTTGTTGCCATCCACCTACCGTTTGTTCTTATTAATTTCTGCCTGCAATGAGGACATCCATAATACCAATCTGGTTCATCATCGAATTGTCCAGAATCCATAATATTATCCATTGTTAATGGTGCTTCATATCCACAATGTTCACATTTTACAAACCAATAATGTTTATCTGATGCTTCCCATTGCTGATCAAACTGTATTCCTGGCAATTTAGGTGTTCCAAGAGTTAATGTCTGCTTATATTCAGAGTGAGAAGCACCTTCACCGATAACTGTTTCTACATCATCTGGGTGGTCTTGTCGCTCATCATATACTACAAAGTCTAATGATATACCTCTGGCTGCATCACCAACTGTATCTTTTCTTGATTCCCACGTACCACCAAGAATATAGAAGTTATATGGCTGTAATCCTTGATCATTTTTCTCCTTTAAAAATTTACGCATGACTTGCTCTGAATTGTGTAAGTCATACCAGTTTTTGATATACTCACTATCCATGATTGCTGACTGCAATCTCTGCTTAGCAAACTTCTGAGCCTGTGCTGCTCGTGGGAATGTGTGTAAGCCAACAGTATATGGATGTGCATCTAATTTATGAAGTAGCCAGTTCATTGAGAACTCTGACATTTCCACCTGTCTGCCTTTCATAAATATGATATTCTGATATTCATCACGATATGGTTGCAATAGATAATCTCTATCTTTGAATGAGAATGGTTGACCTTTAAGTATTCTTCTACTCTCAATCCAAGATACAGGATCTATGTCAGCCAATATATCACGCACGTCACCCTCGGTTAGAGATTGGAGTGCTTGCTCAAGTGACATGAATATATTACTGCTTTCCACCGATTCCATTGCGTAATCTGTCGATAATCGAGTATCCATCTCCTCCATCTTCTACTGCTCCTTTCAATATGTCTGTCAATGCCATCTTCACATCAATATTAATAGTGGTTGATTTATTTTGTAATAATGATGGATCATTCTGTATTTCTGCAAATTTCTGTGCATTCAACATAGTTTCACCATATGCATTGATAGCATCCAACATTGTTTGTTGTACCATACGCATATCTTTTACACTATTAATCTGTATACCTCTGAATTTTGCATCTTCCAATAATTCTGCGGAATCTTCAATCAACCCAGATAGTCTGCCGATTAGGTCTACTTTCTGAATTTTGGCTACCGATTTATTGAACTCCTCTGTTACCATTTGCTGCTTTGCTTGGAATATTGGTGTCTCTTCCAATTCTCTTTGAATAATTTCATCCCTTTTCTTACTGTACTTAGTAATACTAGCAGGTGAAATGTAGTACTCGTCACCGAAAGATCTTAACTGCTCAGAAATCCATTTTGGACCCTTATTCTGATTTAACCACATATCAATTTCATTTCTATATGGACTAGATTCGCAAGCAAGAGCATACATTCCATGATTTTCCTTTACTTCAGCCAATTATATTTCCTCCTTTCATTGCTATTGACCGCCCATTATTTTACAAGTATGATGAGGTCTTATATTTGATATGACAAAGTGCAGACCTTGATTATTCCTCATTTATAATCATTTAATATTATTGTGTCCGCATATCTTTGTATGAATATGATAGGTATTTTTGTTTCGCATGTAAATATATAGGGTATATAATATATGTTCTTCTGTTGAAATCTGATGGCATTGCATACGTATAGAGTCCTTATCTATATAGTATCTTCTCATGTTAGATATATATTATAGGTAGAGGGGATTATTCCCATTCCGTTTTCTCACCACTTGACAGACCACCCCTCTGCATGGTATAATGTAATTACCGAAAGGGACAGAGATCCAAGATAATAGGGCGGTGACCAATCCACCAATAGCCACTTGCAGAGGTGCAGGTGACAGTACCAGTAGGTAGGTACAGAAAGTGAGGATATTATGACAAGAGCAAACAGAATTACAGTACAGACAATCGAGAACGGTTACAAGGCAACATTCTATCGTACACACAGTATCATCGCAACAGTTGAAAGTGCAGATACAGAGTGGCAGGCAGATGCAGATGCCAACAGCACCACCAATCGTGAGAACTTCAGACAGTGGGTAACTGACAATGCCAACAGCTTCAATGTTGAGTGGTCACCTGCCAAGGCAGTACAGGCATGGGATCGCAAGTACAACACCTACATGACAGATGAGCAGGTATCAGAGGATACCATCACACTCATCACTCCTGCAATAGACAGATTGGCAGAGAAGTGCAAGTACGATATGGAGATCGCAGGATTGGAAGTGACAGCAGTATCTCCAGTAGATACAGATCTCACATATGTAGAGGATGGCAGATATACCAAGTCTGGAGCATGGTGCATGGCACAGATAGAGGTATCTATCGCAGTAGAGATTGCAGGACAGACAATGGACATGGTATACATGGTATCTATGAAGAGTGGTCAGATCTGCAAGCCTAAGACTACTATCGCAGAATGGAATGAGTTAGTAGGCAAGGAGTTAGAGCTGAATGAGATTATCATCGAGCAGGAATCTGACAGCAAGACAGCATAGGATAGCAATGGTGGATAGGTTTCACGTGAAACATCGTGCAGAGGGTTCGAATCCCTCTGACACCAATCAGGTAGGATTATTGTCCGCCTAGAATATGAATAATGAAAGGAGTATAGGATTATGAGAATGTATGCGATCTATGACAAGGAGTATGGATATATAGGTACTACCGAGTTAGATATGGTAGAGGTACGAGCATTAGAGAGTGATGAAGATCTAGTAGTTATCCCAGTTTAGGGAATGTCGCATCATGAGGATTTATTGAGATAAAGGACTAGCTAGAAATGGTCTGCTGAGATAGGGTAGGATTCCCTCAGCTAAACAGTAGACAATATACTACAAATAGTAAGGGATAAGATATCAAAGCAGGAATAAGGATTCAGCAAGGATCGGATATCTCAAACCAAAGCAGGAAGCGGTCAGAATGGTACTGACAAATACAATCCATAAGAATCGGGATTTCCAATGAGTGGTGATGATCCACTTAGAGGAAATAGAAAGAATAGTGAAATGGCACTGCCACAGTAAATCTGGATCGAATAGAGGGAATGGTAACTTGACAACCTGCGGTCTGATGTGGTATAATGGGATTAGAAAGGAGAGGTTAGATATGGAAGAAATGTTCAAGGAAATGATGGATAAATATCAAGATATCCGCAGAAATGGAAAGATATTGGTGGATATTCAGGTTCCGCAGGTAAATTCTCGCATTATGAACATCAAAGCGGAAGATGGTACAATCTGGTACTGTAGAATGATGGATGGGAGGTATATGATCTAGTAGATATGGACAATCTGGAGAAGATGCCAAGAATATGTGAGTATAGAGAGGAGAACTAGCGGACATGAAATACATAATATTCTTATTATTAGTTGGATTAATCAAAGGAAAGGTTAAATAGGTGGCAGATATGATGAAGAGAGTATTGGCAGGATTATTGGCAGGATTGGTGGTAACATCAGTTCCTGCAACAACTACAACAGAATCTATTAACATCCCTACCTACTCAATTACCACAATGGTAGTGGAAGTAGATTATGAATCAGATATAGTCACAGTAGTGGACTTCAATAGAAACTATTGGCAGTTCGCAGGATGTGAGGATTGGTTTGAAGGAGATATCTGCACATGCACAATGGATGCAAATGGAACAGAAATTATCTACGATGATGAAATAATCAATACAAGATACTGCGGATGGATCGATGAATGGTCAGAAATAGGCAGAGAGGAGATTGGTGACTAATGAAATATAAGGGTACAAGAGAATTTAAGAAATTGTTGGAAATGAATGAACGTGGCAGGATTGGTGATGTTAGGGTTGTAAGATCAAGGAATGGTTGGATGGTATTCAAAGTCGAGAGCGACACTAATACCAGACTATTCATATCACCAAAACTTGATATAATACTTGATTGGATGGTTGATGAAGAGATATTAGATGAAACCAGATTCAGACTTACATCAAGGCAGAAAGATATCATGCGACAGAGAATATTTGAATGGATATTAACTGCAGTATTGGGTGGGATATGTATGGCAATAATGTTTGGATTATGGATTGCATGGTTTATCGGATAATATTTACTGGGTTGTGTGGAGTAGGTAACTAAGGTTACTGGCAGGGTTCGATTCCCTGCACAACCATTCCTCAATCACATTAATAAATACTACTTGACAAGGGTAGGTCTGATGTGGTATAATAGAGGTACAATAAAACACAGCCAAATGCTGATAGATTCAGCGGAAAGGAGATTATTATGGCAAAGATTTATGACAAGGCAGGTAACAAGATGGGGTTGCAGGCAATCTGCACAGAATTGGTGGAGATCACAACTCCTGATCAGAAGAAGGTATTAGCGGATGCAATCGCTAAGTATGAGTTTGACAACTCACAGATGAAACTGGCACATGGAATCCTTGATAGCTACAGACTTATCGAGAGTACATCAGAGCAGGGACAGAGAGTTCGCAAATTGATGGATAATCTCATGACCAAGTATCAGAAGAGTACTCCTGCAAATTCAGATGATCAGATGATCTACAGAAATTGCATCAATGAATTAAGCAAGTAATACACCTCATACTTACCTACTGGTGGATGGATACACATCGCAAGGTGTGGCAGGGTTCAATTCCCTGCACCACCAATCGCCATTCGGCAAATATAAATGAAAGGAGTGATAAATATGCCAACTGGTATTGGTCAGATTATTGCAAATAATCCGCAACTGCAAGAGTTTGCAGAAAGATGCCTGTCACAAGTATTCGATCTGTGCAGATATGGAGATTTGATGGCGGATGATATTTGCGAAGATATGGGCATCACAGAGGATGAAATGTATTGGATGTTTGAGCAACTTGGATATTCTAGAGAGGAGGAATAGTATGGGCAAGACAAGTGTTGCACAGATACTGGTAACAAGGGATGGAATCAAGATGGATGAAGCACTTGCAAGAGTAAATGAATGTAGTCGCAGGTTGAATGATGAAGCAGTAGCAAGTGGTGATTACGAACTTGCAATAGATATCATTGCAGAGGAACTCGGATTAGAGCCAGATTACATGATGGATCTATTATAGAAAGGAGTGGTTGCATGATTTATTTCCATGGCAGTAGTAACAATAAGAATGATGATAAAGGTCAACTGATATTATCATTGATAATTATCGCAGTATTGGTATTATTCTTTAAATGGTTATTCTAACAACCATTCCAACACCACATCGGAGAATATAGGATTGACAGATGAACTTCGATGTGGTATAATTAAAGTACAATAAAACACAACAGACCACCAAGGGTGGATTCAGAAAGGATGGATTATTATGACAAGAGCAAACAGAGTAGCGATCAAAACAAATGGTGATGGATTCGTAGCAACATTCTACAGAACACACACAATCGTGGCAGATATCCACAGCGAGAATACAGAGTGGGAAGCACCTGCAGATGGTAATAAGGCACTCGTGAGAGAGGATTTCCGTAAGTGGATTACAGAGAATGCAGGCACATTTGAGATTGAGTACGATCCTGCCGACAGAAGATTGGATGGAAATGTCCGCAAGGCAAATTACACAACAGATGATGAACTTGTATCGGATGCAATGGCAATGTTACTTCCACAGATGCAGGATCTGGCAGGTAAGGTAACAGAGAAGTATCCTAATATTGAGTGGGGTGGGGTGGCACACGATGAAATCGTACCATCACAGACTACTGGATCTGGCAGAGATCTCTCAACAATGGGAATCACAGATGGCAAGTACAATAAGAGTGGTAACTGGGCATGGGCAACTCTTAAGTTCACAACAACTATGAAGTACAATGGAAATGAGGTATACATTCCTACAGACATGCAGTTAGTATCTGGTCAGCTTAAGAAAGCAAATATCGGTATTCAGAAATTTACTGATGCAGTAAAGGCAGAGATCATCGATGCAGGATTGGCAACAGCAGATGAACTTGATCCACCTAAGGAGAAGAAGTCTAAGCCAGTGAATCTCAAGAAAGAGGAAGTTGCTAAGGAAGAGCCAGTCAAGGAAGAAGTACCTGCACCAGTAGAAACTCCTGTAGAGGAGAAACCTGCTCCTAAGAAGAGAGGTCGCAAGAGAAAAACTACTAATGCAGAGGATTCATTAGCATAATGATGAGGTCGGATGGGATTAACCTAAGAATTAATGGTGACATGATCCCATCCGATATTTGTATTAGAAAGGCAGGTGAGACAAATGATCAGTAAATTAATAGCATTATTCATCGTACTCTGCATAGTTGCAAAGAGTGCAAATGGTAAGATTGATAGTATGAGAAGAAAGAAATGGTTTGACGAGGAGTAATGATATGTTATTAATAGAATTTAGAGATACACACAAGGTATCACAAGATGGCAAATATACGCAGGGTGATCTAATGAAGATTATTAAGAAGATGGTTGCAAGAAGAAATATATCATGCGATTCTAATGAGGAAATATCAAATTATATCTTCAACTGCTTCTCGATAAATGGAATAATCAGCACATACAACCAGTTAGGTATAATAGAATGGATTATTATGATACGGCAAATGGTCGAAATGGAGATGTATGAAAGGAGAAGATGATTGATATGGTATTTGGCTTAGAGGAATTAGACAAAGAATATGAATCAGAATTTGCACAGAAATGTAAAGAAGTACAAGGATACTACTCAAGACCTGCAGAAAGATGCACACTAGATGGTGAATGGACAGAATCTGAATTACAAGCAGATATATACGATGTATGTATAGAAGTTATGACAGACAACCTGCTCAAGAGGTATGATGGCAGGGCATTACAAAATAAGGATCTGCTCAAGTTACAGTATATGTCTGAACAAATTGCAGGCGAAATAGATGTGGTAGAAACCTATAATAAAGCATATAATAAGAATCGTAATAAGAACCAATTCGGAATAATCTTCTATGATGAAGCAATCAAGAGTATCATATTAAAGAAATTAAAGGAGAATCTGGTATCATGAATATATTAATTGGATTTACTTTGATATGTGTGATATACTTTATTGTGTATGTAATACTTGGGTGTATCGCATATAAGGAGAGGTATGAGAAAAGACAACTTGAACACAATACTAATACCATGCAGGACTTACCTAAGAAGGAATATAAGCAGGTAGAGGTAGTAATTAAAGAGGGTACATGGGAACATGTACAGATCGAGAACTTAAAGGAGAAAGTAGATATACTCGGATTGCAGGCAGAGAATATCATGAAAGATATTGATAAAGTAGACAAACAATTGTCACAAGAGAGGTGCTCATGCATATGTAATGACACAGAAGTAGATAGACTTGTAAAATTGTCATTAAGCCTGCAGGCAAAGAAGAATGATATTGAAAATAAGATATTGAAATATAATAAAGATATCATAAGTATAGCCACTAAATATTACAAAGCAAATATGTGTTAACCTGTTCATTATACATATGGCATCCGCAAGCACAAGCACAAACTAATATACAGACAATAGTTAATGTGGATGCCATGCTTTATGATATAACCTATAGAAAGGAGGTTACAGCAAATGAATATCGGAGATAAGATTTTGGAAAATCAGCAGGTTGTGAAGATTGCAAAGATCAAGAATATTGTACCAGTACAGTATAAGGATGATGGAGACAATAATTGGTATGAGATCTGTGATGCAATGAAATCAGACCAGAGATTGGTAGTAGTTGAAGATATTGTGGGAAATGAGATCAATATCATTATTGACAAAGATTTAGAATCATTGAGTATATTGTTAGATCTGTTTTAATCTTTTATTTAATGATGATAAATGTTTTTCTTTTCGAAAAACTTCAAAGTTTGTATAGTGTTTTCTTTCTTCACTACAAAGTATTAGGTTATCTTAAATCTGGTCAATCGGTAAGAATTGAAAGCAGAACAAGGTAACTGTAGCAAAATAAGGACTTTATCGGATCTTTTGGTAACACAATATCAACGATGAAGCCTTTAAGGTAACAACTCAATGTAAATAAATTTAAGCATATGAAAGGAGATTTTATCATGAGTGAGTTGACAAGAAGTAACAGAATTACTGCATATTGGCAGGGAGAGGGTATTGCTGTCGGAGTTTTCTACAAGACACATACCAAAATTAAGGAAGTACATTCAAATGATGCTGATGTAATGGCTGCAGGATTTGTATTCCCACAGGGTACAGAGGAGAATCCAGTAACAGCACAGGATAAGTTAGCTGCATTTAAGACATTCTTGCAGGTAAATGCAAGTGCATTTGGAATGGAGTATGATCCAGTTGACAGACGTGCTGATGAATACAAGTTCCCTAACAAGTACAATGAGGAGAATCTTCCAGAGTACAGTAAGCAGATGGCTGAGAAGGCAATTGGTGATTGCTTAGATAAGATTCAGAAGAATGTTATCGATGGTAGTCTTGTTAAGGCAGGTCTTGTTGAAGATGGTACAGAGATCGGATTTGCTATGGGTGACGGACAGATTGAGGTTAAGGAATCATATGCAAATGGCAACATTAAATATGCAAATGTTTCTTATCCTATCATCATTTCTGTTGGTGATCAGAATCATGAAACAAGCATCAATGTTGATGTAGTATCTGGTCAGTTAAAGAAACCTCGTGAGTTAGCAGATGGTACTCCTCTTACACAGACTGGTGTTAAGGCGGTTCTTACAGATAGTGGAATTCTTCCTAAGCTTGAGAAACCTGCCAAGGCAGAGTCAGATGAAGCAGGTGATGAGGTAGCAGTACCTACAGCGGATGATTATGAAGAGTAATGTAGTAATCGAACAAGCAGGATCTTAAGGTTCTGGGTTGATGGAGTATGAAACGTCAACCCAGAATTTGTATAAAGGATGTGACATATATGGATGAAAACAATTTAGGTATAAGAGTAAATAGAATAGCAATAACTGTAGATAAGAAGTATGATGAAGTAAAGATATCTTTATATAAAACAAATGATCTATTAGGCACATTTACTGGTGATGATTTACCAGATCTTCCACAATTCTCGCAATCAGGAGTTTCTCTCAAGGCATATCAAGCATATTGTAAAGATTATATAATTGAATTATTGAACAATGATGGGATACCAGGATTTTATTATGAACCAAAGGCTGAAAGTAAAGGAGTAAAATATAGCCCAGGGGAATTTAAATCTGGTATCAAAGATTATGTGCAGGATTTAATTGGCGATAGATATGAATATAGAATACCGATGGATGAAGAAGTTAATATAATAGAACAATATAAAGATAAATTTATAAAGGATGCTACTGGCAGGTTTAATGTCAAATTATTGAGTGAGGATCTGACATTTACAGTATTGGGAGAGATTAAGTCTGGTCAGTTATGTAGACCAAAGAAGATAGAATTTGGTGGCAAAGAATTTGCATTTAATATCACAAGTGTAAAGGAGATAATTAAGTTGGCTCAATAAATTAATAAGGTATTCGATAAATATTGGGTTGACAGATCGGCTCTCTTGTGGTATAATAAAAGGGAAGCAAGGGCAACAACAGCTTTAACATTATAATATAAGGAGATGGATACTATGACACAAGAACAAAGAGAGTACATGAGGAATTTACTCATATTAACGCAATCTGGAGATAGGGTTGCAGAGGATAATCTACTAATATCAATAAGAGATAAGGAAATGAAGCACAGAATAGGAAAATATCTCTATAAGAATAGGCAGGTTGAAAATGAAGACTTAAAGCAGGAATTCATGATAGGTGTTGCAGGTGCAATTCCAAAGGCAGACTTAGAAGTTGGTGATCCGATTGAGTACATAATGGCACAGGGAGTCTACAGAGTAAAATCTTACTTAAGAAAGCACATCATCCAAAATACATCGCAGGTATGCAAATGTTGCGGATATGAATCCAGATTAAATAGGGTAGGCAATAAATACATTTGTAAGAAATGCGGATCATCAGAGATTGAGACAAGAGAATTATGGGATCATGATGAAGTTGTTATAGAAAATAAGGTATCTGAAACTGATGAAATAGATCAGATGCTTGAGGATTGGGGTGGAGAAGCAATCATAGAGCAATTTAGACAGACACTTACCCCAGGCACTAAGGTACATGCATTGTTCGTATTGTTTTATGATGAAGATATTAATTCAGACAACCCAGATATAGTAAATTACATCAAGGAGATAGCAACAAGATGGGGAACTAGCCAGACATTGGTGGTACAAGTTAGGGAGAAGTTACAGAACAAGTTACTCAAATTCTGTAAAGATAATGGATATGAGATAGTAAACAGCAGATTTGTTGTAATGGATAAGAAAGATGGTGAGTAATATGGCAGACGATAAAGGATATAAGGACACTAAGGAGTTTACCTGTACTGGCTGTGGAAAGAAGATAATACTAACAAAATTTGCATCGCAGAAGACCTGCAAATGTGATGATTGTAAGGCAAATGGTGTTCCAACAAATCCACAGATAGTAGAGGAAGCACTTAAAAATAATGGTCCAAAGGTAAGGCAGAAATCTGAGGGTGCTACAAAGATATGTAATTGTACAAGTTGTGGCAAACCAACAGAAGTTTCGAAGTTTATGTCAGCCAATAAAGTATTATGCGATGCATGTAAAGGTACTGCAGTATCATCAGACAAATATCCTCAAATGAAAATAGACAGATCTAAATTTGGATCTGTAAATCTAGCACCAATTGAGGAATATGAAATGAATGAGGGAGTAATAGCAAATCCAAGAATGAAAAATGTACAATGCCCATCATGCGGACACCAATATATGAAGCCACTAATGATAATTGACTGGTCACAATTCGGATTGATAGTACACTATCAATGCACAGAATGCTACACAACAGTATGTGTATCAGAGCAGAGCAGAAGTTTATTAAAGAGATATACTCCTGGGAAACAGTTTGACTATACTGGTACTCAAGTAAAGGATCTTGGTATGAGTTGGAGAGATAACAGCAGGATTGCTAATGCCTTGTGTGTACTTATTGAGAAGTGTGAACAGAACAATATAAACATTGATGAGGTTTTTAATGAGTTTAGCCAGACTGTGCCACCATATAGAAATCTGAATGACAGACCTGTACCATCTGGATTTGTAATACCAGATGAAGACAAGTGGGTGTATGCAGTTGATCAAGCACAGAAGTTAATATCAGAGAATTCTGAATCATTAGGAGAGAATGCAAACCAAATTGCAGATAAATTAAAAGAACTATTGAAAGGAGACAAAGAAAATGAGTGATGTAAAACTTGAGATATTCCGCAACCGATCAGAAATGGAAGCACATATCATTATGCCAGATGGTTCGGAATATGACAGAGTACCAGTCAAATGGAAATCAAGAAAGGGTGAATTAGATTATCTATCAGTGTCAAAGATACAGGCATATGAGCAATGTCCTGCATGTTTCTATCATGAATATATTTCTGAGGAAACAACTCATGTTGACAATGCAAAC